ACCTGCCTGCCGTACCCTTCCGAACCAGACCACTGCCCGACAGACCTCAACTTGCCATGCCTGCCACGCCATACCCGACAATACCGGAACCGAACCTACCGTACCCGACCATACCTGCCGCACCCTGCCTATCCTTCCCGACCGTGACAGACCACGCCTGCCAAACCTAACCAAACCCGACCGTACCCGACCCTCACTACCAAGCCTGCCTCAACGTGCCTTGCGTTACCCAAACTCACCAGAACCGAACTTACCCAGCCTGCCATACCGCCCATACCTCAACCGACCGCACCGTCCTTGCCTGACCCAGCCTGCCATACCAATCCCTACCAGCCCTCACCTGACCTTGACTTGCCTGCCCCACCAAACCAGAACCGTCCTAACCGGGCCGGAACCCGCCCCGCCTGCCTTGCCAGAACGTGCCTCACCGCACCAAGCCGTTGCTGACCTCACCTCGCCATTCCTGCCTCACCGCAACTTACCCGACATTGCCCCAACTCACCCCGACCTGCCTGCCAAGCCTTTCCCAACCGTCCAAGCCTTGCAATGCCACGCCTGCCACACCGGAACGGACCATATCACGCCTCAACAAGCCTAACCTGACCTGCCGCGCCTAACCGGGCCAAGCTAGTCACACGACTTCATCTATCGCAGCAACTAAGGCAGCAAACTCTTCATAAGCAGCATAACGCTGACGCCATACCGCAATCTCTTTCTTGGCACGGCTCAGGATTTCCTCACGCATATCAACGCTGGTCATTGCCACTTCAATCGGAACGTACTGTGGCTCCTCCAACGTGACATGGACGAACGCACGGGTTTCCGCATTGACTGGTGCATCGGCATATTCAGCAACAACAATAGAACCCATAAGCTTACGCGCTTGCCACAAACGATAATTGTCAGCAGCTTTGTCATCACGCCATTCAAAGCACGGATGCAATGGTGATTTTTCACTCGCAGCATCATCAACCACCAAGCGCGGAGTCAGTTCACCGTTCTGCGTGCGGATACGATGCAGACGCTCTGCGGCAATCTGTGCGCCGACAGGAAAGCGTGAATCAGATTTCCATTGATAGATCATAACAACCCCCAGAGTTGGGGCGACACCGTAGCATCGCCCCTGTTGTTATTACGCAGCCTTCTTGCGGCTGTTGCGGATGTCGTTGATGCGCTTCATCTCTTCCGCGCTGGCAACATGGAAGCGGCCATACTGACCATCCTTCTCAGGACGCCATTCACCAACACCAACTGCAAAGCCAGCGGTCTGCATGAGGTTCAGGATTTGCTCAGCTGACATCACGTTGCCATTATATTTGACAGTGATCGTAGTCCACCAATTCTTGAACTCACCACGATAACGGATATCAGCCGTTCCCATCGCAATACGCACCATATCCTCACGCATTGCAGGCTCATCGCCTTCAATGACAGCAAACTCACCATCAACGTGAAACGCCTGTCGCGCAGCCACTTTTGTCATGCTGCCGATAGACGTACACGCCGTGACAGCCGCAGCTTTGAAGCCAATGATGGGGAAGCCGTAGCTGCCATCCTCCAGCACATACAATGACTCACGGAAGTCACGCTCCGGGTCCTTAGCTTCTTTACCAGCGGTAGCTTTCTTCATCTGTTTATCAAGCATCTGCTTCTTAGCTTTCTCTGACCAACGATGCACGATTAGTGGCGTGTCACCGACCAGAGTTACTTGAACCGTCTCAATCTTCAGAGGCGGCAGTGTTACCGTTGCAGTTGATGTAGCAGCCATGTTTTTTCCCCTATGCACTGCATTGCCAGAAACCGTCTGGCACGGATCGCTGATTAGTCAGCAGATTCCAACATATCTTTGAGCTTCTGTTTATCCTCTTGATTTATCCTATACCCAAAACCGTTATGATGAACAATAGATACACCGTAACGACTGAGCTTGCGTCTTGTATGCGATACTGCAACCCTTGCACGACCGTAACTATGTGACAAAATTTCACTACGGGTTTCATGCGCGTATTCCAGCATCAGCTGGTCGATACGTTTAGTTGGCAGCTCACCATTGTTTTTATACAGAGCGTTGATGATCGTTGCTTGTTGCGGCGACAGACCAAAGCGGCCCAAGAAAGGATTGTCAGGCGGCATGAGGATTTCCCTCATTTGCCTAATCTCTTCCTCAAGCTGATCTATACGCTCCCGTAACAATCGGACCTGACTCGTCTCCATCTGTATCCTCTAGCGGCTCTATTATGACCCGACACTGTGGCCCCTTATCTATCCATCGGGCCTCTAACCATTCACACAGACTATCGTCCTGCACTATATTTTGGCTCACCAGAATATCGCTGATGGCTTTCTCCAAGTTGCCAAGGTCACGCTTTCTCTTGTCAGGACGCACGGCAAGGATTGTCAGCTTATATGGGCCTTCAATCCGCTTACCTTTGGACTGCCCTGCAATCTGCCACATGGCTAATTTGCGCCATTCGGCATACTTAGGCGACCTATAGACACCTCCTCCTTTACTCGCCCTCCATAGGCGGTTCACTGACGGGGGGAACGGCAGTACAAGAGTTATCATTCTGACCAGCCTTCCTCCGCGCCAAAACCAGATGAAGATACCGGGCCACTGTAGGCTCAGAAACCTTCATTTTCTCAGCAATCTCTGCCGTATTCATCCCCATATTCCAATAGCCCTCAACATAAAGATCGGGCCGGATACGATATGGGTGCAGGCCAGTGGACTTAGACACCTGCCGCACCCATTTGGCAGGGATCATTTTCCATGAAGATACAGCTTGGTTGCTCACGCCCAGCGATTGCGCCAAACGGGATGCAGTGCCGTACCGCTTGATAACCTCAAGCAAACATGGGTCACGATCTAGCCTCATGTGTGCAAAATGACCCCTTTTTCACAAAAGTCAAGAGGGGGGTTGATTTTCTCTGCAACGTAGGTATATATGAGGAACCCTACTACGGGAGAGAAGATATGTCGTACACAGAGCTTACTTCAATGAAGGATCAGGCATTCTATGTTGTGGTTCGCCGTCCTACCCGCGCCACTATCCGTGGCAAGGAGCTTTGGATGGAAGAGCAGATGCTGAATGAAAAGGATATGGTTCGCTGGATTGCTGAGTTTCAAACTCGCCCCAAGGACATCCATGCAATTCTCTGTGTTGATCTCATCAACGGCATTGTAGAGGACTCTACTGAAGACATCGTGGAACAGGCTTGTGACTACTATCTTCATAAGAATGGTGGCCGCGATGAAGAACTTGAGGACTGGCTTTATTCCGTCCGCAATCCATGTAACGCATAAGGAGAATACCTATGAAGATGTCTGAGAATATTTCCCAACTTGCCACAGCCCTGTCCAAAGCGCAGGGCGAGATTGATGATGCCACTAAGAAGGGCGTCAATCCTGCATTCCGTTCCAAGTACGCAGACCTTGCTGCGGTGCGCGGTGTTATCCGTGAACCGCTGGCAGTCAATGATCTGTCAATCGTGCAATTTCCCCGCACCATCCAAGGTGGTGTGGAAGTGGAAACCATGATTGTCCACAAGTCCGGTGAGTTTATGTCTGAGACGCTGTTCATGCCCGTCAATAAGTATGACGCTCACGGCATTGGTTCAGGCATTACCTATGCTCGCCGTTATGGCCTTATGTCTCTTCTGTGCCTTGCAGCTGATGATGATGACGGCAATGCTGCTGTTGAGAAAGCTCCTGCAAAGGAAGCCGCACCAGTGGCTAAGAAGCTTTCCAAAGATGATGAAGCAGCTCTTGCTAAGAATGCGATGATTGCGGCCAACTCTGGCACGGCTACCCTCACTGCATGGTGGAAGACACTCTCTAAGGATCAGCGCAGCGCATTGGATTCCGATGCCATTGCTGAACTGAAGGCGATGGCTCAAGCCGCTGATGCTAAGGAGAAGACCGATGAGAATGTCTGAGCTTTGGGCAGAAATGGGCCATCTTCCCTCCCAGCCAAGTGAAGAAGACATCAAACGCGCTGGTGAAAAGATGCTGCGTGATCAGTTTGCCATTGCTGCGCTTCCTGCGCTTATTCAACTGCAAAGCATTGAAACTGTGCAAGAGGCCGCAAGAGCTTCTTATTACGTTGCAGATGCCATGCTGAAAGCGCGGGAGGAAAAGTGATGGTTGCCTTTGGCTCGTTCGTCTTCTTTGCTGGCTTGCTTTATGCGGCCATTCAAAGCGGCTATCTGCACGACAAGACTGTCAAAATGACTGACAGGGAACTGATGGGATATATCGTGTCTGCTACTGGCGTAGCACTGATGTATGCCGGACTCGTCATCAAAATCTACGAGTGGCTTCCATGAACGACCTTCAACGCACCGATGAATGGTATGCAGCCCGTCTTGGCAAGGTGACTGCCAGCCGCGTGGCTGATGTGGTTGCTAAGACCAAGACTGGCTACAGTGCCAGCCGCGCCAACTATATGGCTGAATTGATTTGCGAGCGCCTGACAGGAAAGCAGGGGGATTCCTATCAGAACGCTGCAATGGTGTGGGGAACTGAGACTGAGCCAATGGCCCGTGCTGCCTATGAAGCAGAAACCGGGGCTTTGGTGGAAGGGGTCGGTTTCGTTCCCCACCCTACTCTTGCCATGGCAGGGGCTTCTCCTGATGGGCTTGTTAGCTATGATGGGTTGGTGGAAATCAAATGCCCCAACACAGCCACTCATATTGATACAATCCTGACAGAGACAATCCCTGCCAAGTATGTCACGCAGATGCAATGGCAGATGGCTTGCACTACCCGTGACTGGTGTGACTTCATCAGCTATGACCCACGTGTACCGGAAAAGATGCAGTTGTGGGTTAAGCGCGTTGAACGTGATGACAAGCTGATTATGCAGCTTGAAGAGGAAGTCTTTAACTTCCTTGAAGAACTAGAAACCAAGATTGATAAGTTGACGGAGAAGTACAATGGCCTATGAAGCGCGTGATATGTCTGGTTCTATCTTTGTCAACGACCGCAAGGAACGTGACAACCAGCCAGACCGTACCGGCAGTTGCATGATTGACGGTGTGGAATACTGGGTGAATGGCTGGATGAAGAAGGACAAGAATGGCCGTCCGTGGATGAGCCTTGCTTTCAAGCGTAAAGACGCACCATCAGGCAAAGCCCCGCCAGCTCCCGCACAGCCAGCTCTGGGTGAGGACGACATCCCATTTTGATGGAGGCTTCCATGTCAGATGAAGCACCTGTAGATGCTCCGCTGTCAGAACAGTACAGAGTTGTGGCAAAGGCATGGGTTGATGCTGATGCCGCTGCCAATCTCTTGGAAGAGACTAAGAGTGCTATGCTGGCGCGGATGATGTTGGCGCAGGGAGATATGCCAGTCTCCCGCGCTGAGATGAATGTCAAAGCATCTGACGAGTGGCGTGAGTTTGTGTCTCGTATGGTAGAGGCCCGTGAAAAGGCTTCTTTGATGAAAGTGAAGATGGAATATATCCGTATGCGCTTCCATGAATGGCAAAGCATTGAAGCGTCCAAAAGGGCGGAGATGAGACTATGACAGACGATACCGACGATGATGTGGAGGAAGCAATGGAACAGATTAAAGAAGTACTACAGAAGGCTAAGCAGACGGTTACCCTTCACGCTAAAGTGGAAGAAGTTTTGAAGGGTGTGCCATTTGATATCAGAATGTCGGTCCTTAACATGGTGACAATTAAAACCATCATGGAAGAGTCTGACAGTGAAATAGAAGCGGCTGCGTGGGTCGCCCGTTGCACCTCTAACTATATGCTTATCATTGAACAGAACAGTGACGCACTGAACAAAGAAGATGATGAGCCAACAGGAACGATGCAGTGAAACGGGTACGCATCACAGCCAAAATGCGGGCTGACATTTTCATGCGGCATGGCGGTGTCTGCCATCTATGCCAAATGAAAGTCATACCCGGTGAGGACTGGGATGTAAGCCATGAAATACCTTTGGAGGCAGGGGGAAAAGATGATGAATCAAATTGGCTGGTTGCTCATCGCAAGTGTCACCGCGTACACACTAGCAAGGTTGATTCCCCCCTGATTGCCAAAGTAAAGCGCATACACCAACGCCACATTGGCGCTAAGAAATCACGCACCCCGCTGCCGGGTGGGCGTCATTCTAAATGGAAGAAGAAGATGGACGGCTCAGTTGTCAGAAGGGACCAAGATGGTTAACAACCACCCCGCCTTTCTGGATAGGCTATTCGACTCACGGCATTCTGTTTTCGTTGTGGCAGAATGGCTAAGTGCTGGCGGCTATGATGTCCGCATCCCTGCCATCAAGGGACGGAAAGCGCATGAGCGTATAGAAGACTTTGTTGATGATGGAGACATCTTCATCAGCAATGACGGCGGCCCGGAACGGCGTGTAGAAGTGAAGATGAAAAAGTTTGTCTTTACTTCTAAAGACGATTATCCTTATGACAGTGTACTGATCGCCAATAAAGCATCCATAGACCGCATCGGGGATAATCTGGCAGCATTTGTCATCATCAGTGAAGACCTAAACACTATGATGATAGCTACGGCAGAAACTCGCCCGCATTGGAGGGAAGTCGCATATACGGCAAAGAACACGGGAAACCTTGAACACTTCTATGCCTGCGATAAATCCCTTCTGAAGTTCAGAAAGATACGGAGTGAGCCGTGAAGTTTCTGATTACAATGAACATGCCAGCTTTTGAAGGAAAGCTGGTTCATCAAGTGACACTAGAGCTACCAGAAGTTTCTTCTGTTGCGGAGTTTTGCAAGCTGATGAACCGTGATGAGTTTATTACGGGTACACAGTGGTATCACCGCAAAATGCCAACAGGAGAGATTTTTTGGGAAGATCGCGGTGAGATGATAGTCAATACCGCACACATCGGCAAAGTTGCCGAGTTTATAGAGCATGAGGAGATGACATATGATGAATCACAAGGACGTTCTCAGTTCAGCCGTCAATACGCTACGGGACCGAGGGGTCCAATACGGCAACGAAGATATGATGTTTGACAAGATTTCCCGCATCGCCACGGTGATGCTGGATAGGGTTGTCACGCCTTATGAGGTTTCTCTTATCCATGTTGCCACCAAAATGGCGCGGATGAGCGTGAACCCCAAGAAGGAAGACAATTATGTGGACGGCGTAAACTACATGGCGTTTGCCGCACAGTTTGCTGGCATTGAACGTAGCACTGCGGAGGATGAAGAGATTGCGGCTCTTGCTCGCAAGTTTGCCCCTGCACAAGCACCGGATGTGCCACAGGATCAGTAAGCGTTGCGTTGCGTAGAGTGAGTAGGGTGGGGGCTGTCGGTACGGTCCCCACCCGACCAACCACCGGGGGTACGCATGAAAGCTCTGTCAGAAGACGATCAGGAAATCCTAGCCCTATGGCATAAAGGTCTGACCGGCGCACAGATCGCCAAGAAGACTTACAATACCCGCAATGCCATCATGGGGAAGCTATACCGCTGGCGACAGTCTGGGATCATAGACTACAAAAGCACCAAGACCCGTGAAGCTGCAATCAAAGAGCAGGTCCGCATTGCTAACCGCAAGGAAGCCCTTGGCAAGGGGAAACCGCGCCATGTGGTACGGAAAGAGCTGCCCCTTATTAACTTCCTAGACAATTTGCCGCCGCCCCCTCCTTTAACGGAGCCGGTAAAGTTCATGGCACTGACACGGGAGTCGTGCCGGTTTGTCATCAATAGTGGCAATGTCAAAGAATACTTGTTCTGCAACAAGCCTAGGCATGGCAATAGCCCTTATTGCGCAGACCATCATAAGCTTTGCTACGTGCCAATGTCAGCTGCCAAAAATAAGGCCAGCCGCAATGCTGCTACAGCTTAACCCTCCGATCCCAGTCGTTACTCCTGACGGCAAGGGTCTGGCACAAGTCCTAATTGACTACGGGCCTGAGCATGATCTGATCTGGGTCGTGTTCCAAGACAATGGCGAATGCTGGTCTTGGCGCAATCAGGATGTCCGGGCTGACAGCAATGTCACCATGGGGAGAAAGGTCCATGACAGATAAGATCATATCCCGTGGCTGGCACCACACTTATGGCTGGCTAAGACGCCGTGAAGAAGACCGTGCATACGGCTTTTGTTATGAAGACGGTGACGGTGATCTGGTCTATACGCCCAACCCGCGCCATAGGGATAAGGTCTATTTGGAATGCCGTGAAGATGCCAAGACTGGCGAACGCTATCTCTGTTTCTCAACTGAACTGATCAGGTGAATGATGGAAATCACATTCAAAGCTACACGCGACCATCTTGGTGGCTATCCGCCTGTTCCGGCGAAGAAAGTCATCCCGCAATGGTACAAAGACCTACCAGCAGAGCTGCACCCTGTTACAGCTCAAGAAATGGTTATCAAGGGAAGCCGAACACCATTTAGCATCAAAAGGTGTATGCCTGTACTTGATTTCCTTACATCTGGCTATGTCATCCGCAATGAGACGGAACTAATGCTATCATGCAATGATGACATCAATCATTCTGTCTGGTGGTATTCAAATCTTAAAGATGCGGCTTCATATCACCCACATGATCAGTGTCCTATTCAAATCAAGGGTTCAAAAAAAAGCTACTTCAAAATTAGTACGGGTTATCGTGTGATTACCCCGCCGGGATACTCATGCCTTTTTTATCAATCGCCATACTTCTTTGAAGAAAGGTTCACTCTGTTCCCTGCCATTGTGGATACAGATGACTATGATGCAGAGGTTTTATTCCCCGGCTTTATCCATGAGCGCAAGGCTGACATCTTGATTGAAGCAGGAACGCCTTTGCTTTTTGTTTTTCCATTCAAACGGGATGACTGGACCATCAAATTAGACCTAAACAAAGAAGATAATGGTAAAAAATTCAAATCAAAATTTGCTAATCATGTGAACAATGTATATCGCCGTTTTTTCCATAAAACAAAAAATTATGAATGAGGGTGTATAAATGACAGTGCACCTTCTGTTTCCTGTAGCCGTTCAAGAGCTACAATACCACGACCCTCTCGGCATTAAGAATGCCCTTGAAAGCGTGATCCTTAATCACGTTGATGCGGATGGCAAATCGGATGAATCAACAGGTCATGTGACCATGCACCATGAACCGGCACTATTGCCAGTTTTTGAACTGGCTACAAAAGCAGCCAAAGCTCTGGTAGAAAGCCATATGGTTGACTCGGAGTTGTTTGACTACAACGTGGTCAAGTCATGGATGAATATGCTCTCAGCCAGAGATACACCACAGCATAATCATGCTGATGCACACATCTCATTCTCATATTATGTGAACATCCCACCCAACAAAAATGCTCCGATCACGTTCTGCAACTACCCAGAACGATATGAACCATTTTCGTTTATGGCAAAAGTAAACAACGCATCTGAATGGAATCTCGTAAACTCGTATGCTTGGTCATTCCACCCGCAAGAAGGGACGATCTTTGCATTTCCGTCAAGGCTGTCACATTTTACACCACGCATGAGTGATGAAGATGAGCCCGGTATCAAAACAGTAGATGACTTTCGTTCTCATAGAATTGTCATCGCTGGCGACATCCTTCTGACATACAAAGACACATCTGCAAAATCACTTGGCTTGCAGCCAATCAAGAACTGGAGAACATTCTAATGACTAGCATCATGGTGGCTACCCCTATGTATGGCGGCATGTGCACTGGCCCATACGTCTTCAGTTTGCTTTGGCTCCGTGGGGTCTTAGAAGCTGAAAAGATCGACATGCACTATAGCTTCATTATGAATGAGGCGCTGATCCAGCGTGCTAGAAACAACCAAGTGCATATGTTCCTCAAAACAGACTGCACTCATTTGATGTTTATTGACGCTGACATTCGGTTCAACGGACCTGATGTCATCAGTATGCTGAAGGCAGACAAGGACATCATCTGCGGACTATACCCGTTAAAGCACATTGATTGGAACCGTGTTCATCAAGCGGCGAACAATGGTGTGCCAGCCGACCAGTTAGTGCATAACTCAACAAATGTTGTGGCAAATCTTCTTACTCCACAAACAACAGTGACCGTTGAAGAAGGCGTGCCATATGAAGTAAAAGACGCTGGCACGGGTTTTATGCTGATCAAGCGGCGTGTATTTGAGGAGCTTTCAGACAAGGTTCCATCATATATGAACAACACCCGTGATCTTGGTGGCGGCATTGCACCTATGGAGCGTATCAAAGAGTTCTTTGCCTGCCCAATTGACCCAGAGACAAATACTCTTCTAAGTGAGGATTACTATCTCTGTAACTTGTGGCGCAAGCATGGTGGTCAAGTCTTTGCCGCACCATGGGTTCAACTTGGTCATATGGGTTCTTATACGTTTGAACGGTGACGCATGGTTCCGAATGTAATTCACTTCATATGGCTGACAGGACCTAAATCTAGGGAGTTCAGCTACTTCAATTACATGGCAGTCAAGGCAGCCAAAGAACGCACTGGCGCGGTGATTGTCATACATTGCAATGAACCCCCCAAAAATAACAAGTTTTGGGAGATGGCATTGCTATATGGGATTTGCAGACAAATTGATGTACCTACTCACGTAGGAGATACAGAGATTACCCATGTTCAGTATGCTTCTGACGTTATTCGTCTCCAACTGCTATATAAGTGGGGAGGCATTTATATTGACACGGATATGATCCTCACTAAACCACTTACCCCTCTTATGGGTAGGCCGCTGACTATGGCTATTGAAAGCGTGAATGAAGATGGATCGCCTAAGTCAGTCGCAAATGGTGTAATACTAGCCGCGCCAAGATCGGAGTTCCTAAAGCTTATGTTGGACGCCACACCTATTGCTATGAAGAGTGATATCTGGGCAAACCATGCCGTTACTCTTCCTCTGGAGCTTTCTAAAGAATATCCAAACATGGTTCATCTTGAACCCAAAAAATCATTCTTTCCTTTTGACTTGGCAAAAAACTATCCTTTTGAGGAGGGAAAGCATCAAGAATACAGAGAGATGATGCAAGACGCATATGGCTTGCACATATACGAGACATTTTGGCGTGATCAACTTAAGCATATCACTGAGGATATGCTTAAGTCGTCTAGCTGCTTGTTTAGCAAGTTGTTCTTAGGTAATTCCTGAACCCGTCACGACAAAACTGTTGGCGGCGATACATACAATCGTCGCCAATCCATAGCCACCAAGAGTGCGGTTTCCAGTTTCGCCACCACCCGCCCTGACCATAGTAACACCAGCAGCCACTGTAATTGTCTGACTTGCGTTGCTGTTGTTGTAGATGTTCATCGTGCTGCCAGCAGAGAACACGCTGTTAGGAACAGTTACGCCACCCGTTGTTATGTTAATTAACTTGCCGTTGTCAGAAGCTTGCAGCGTATAGCCCGCAGCTTGGGAATTAATTGGCACGTTGCGAAGCATACCAATGGAATCGCTGATATAGCTTCCATCAAAGGTAAGGTTAGCTGAGCCTGTTAGGGAGCCGCTGTCATTGTAGATGACCTGTGTATTTGATCCGACAGTGTTGCCAGAAACATCTATGGTGCGGATATTAGTTCCATCTGACCAAATCTGCGTGTTTTCACTACGCGCAACAATGACAGACGTACCACCACCGCCAGAGGCAAATGTCACGGTATAGGAGCCGCCGGTCGTGGTGTTTCTCACGATCCACTGACCGCCCTTGCCAGACGGAATGGTATAGGTGACATTAGCAGCCATGGAACCACTGACTGCAATAATCAGTGACCGATACTGGCTTGCCGTCAGAGTCGCATCGCCAGACGTAGCATTGAGACTTGTGACCCCGCCAAAGGCTTGGTCAATGATGTCCATGTCGCCATTTACGGGGACATCCCACGTATCCACGTAGTCGCCGTTTGCAGGCTTCTCAAGGACCTTGTTGGTTGTGTACGTGGAGGCCATAGTTAACCCTCAAGATGGCGGTTGGCGACTTCCAGAGCTTGCGCCACACTGGTATCGGGCGTCTTTAGTAGCTCTTCAGTCTGATTGTTGATCCTCTTCTTGGCGCGGTCAACCTCTGCCACAAGCTTGTCAGAGACGCGACCGCCAGTCGCCCTGCCAGTGCGCGGTGGCTCTGGGAACAAGGGTTTCGGCTCTTCATATCCACTTTCACGTTCAATGAACGCAGGGACTGATGGAGCGCCTTTTGGCACATTAGGGGTCAGCTCAATTTGCTCGCCGGGACGGCGACCCGGAATAACAACGCCAGTGGGTTTAGGCGCAGTAGGAGCCCCCATCGTTTCACGGCGCAACTCACGGGCTCTTCCAATACGGCTGCCAAGCTGGCTAGCGGCTTCGCCAGCACCGGCACCAAGAATAGCCCCAGTTGCATAAGCAATCGGATGACCTGTTCCTGTCAACATTCCACCAGTGCCACCAAGGACCGCGCCAGTCCCTGCTCCAACCCAACGAGCCAAGGCAGGCGGGATATTACGCATGACGGCATCCATCATACGCTCATTAGCTTCCGCAGACCGCTCTGGGCGACGAGAGATAGACTTGATCGCCTCCGATGTAATCCGCATCCGGCGGATTTCGTCAGCATCAAAAAGCTTTTCATATAGCTTTTTGTTTTGCGGTCGCAGCATGTTGTCAATGTTGTTGGCGATATTGCGCATATCTCCACCAGCATTCACAACAGATGCACGCAGCTGATCACGGATTTCATTCATTGCAGGTGATCGCGCACCCAGCGCATTCTCCAGCTTGGCATATACAGAAGGACCAAGCTCTTTGTTTTTCATAATGCCTGCTTCAAGGATACCCTGAGCAATGCGCTGCGCTTCTGCCGGGTCAGGGATGCTTTTGTCTTTGAAAACATCCAGAGCTTTGCGGACAATGTTGTCTGCCTCTCCCTTGCCAAAGAACGTATTGACGTAGTTGCCCCAATACTTATCGGCACCTTGCATCATGGCAAGGATTTTACCCGGCTCTCCAGAAAAGAGACCAGACTGCACGGCATCTTTCAGGTTGTTATCAAACCCCTGCCGAATAGCATCAATGGCACGCTTATCTGCCTCACTGCCGCGCACCCAAAGCTTGCCTAGTTCTTTTCTAACAGCCATCAAGCTTTCAGGGCTTACAGTTCCAGCGGGGGAATCGCCAATCTTTGGCATACGCCCCATCTGCATTTTATCGACCAGATACTCATAAGCCTTGATCGCCTGCGGATACGTTTCAGGCAAAGACTTGAGATCAGTTGGGAGCCGATATTGGGTCAGCATCTCATCAACATGGCCCATAACCGTGCGGCCAACTTTGTCCTTGAACCAGCCGGGTTCAAGTTCAATGTCTTTGTAGATTTTTTTGCCAGCGCGTAATGCGTCCTGCTGCGCTTTGTACAAATTCTGCGCTATGACATTTGGCATAGTTGGCATCGCTGGCACTTCAGATGCCAGCTTTGACAGGATTTGGCTTTCTGCAAGTTCCGCCGCCTCCCTTACTTCTGGCAATTCACTGGCACCACGCTTTGGAATTTGACCAGTTACCTGCTGCCGTGTAGGAGCAGCAGCTCCCGCTTCCTTGATCAGTGCCTCTTGAGCAGCGGCGGCTGTAGCACCTTTTTGACGGAAAACTTCTGCCAGCTTTGGCTTCAGCAATTCAAGATCATCTACCGTCATGCGTCCTTCACGGATCGCAGGCCAGAACGCATCATCAATTGCTTTTTGCGCTTGAGGCGTCCATCCGCCACTGGATGTCAAAGGTTCTGGCTGGGAGCGGAACTTGCCAACCAAAGATGATACCGCTTTCTGCATGATTGGAGCAGCTACCGCGCCAATCCCTGCTTCACGGATTGCTTGGTTAACATCCAAATTTTCCAAATAGCCAGAAAGTCCAGCAACGGTAGCGCCGGTTGTGGCAGCACCCGCAACTCTGCCAACGCTTTCTGCCGTTTTTGGGCTAAGCATTTGGCGGCCCAGAGCAGTTGCGCCAGCCTCAGCAATCTGCCCCGGCTTTGCCAACGGGCCGAGCGGGACGAACATGCTACCAACAAAACCTGTTGTTGTGCCCAAAGCAGAAGCCACTGGGTTCAATCGTGACAATGCGGCTTCACGCTCTTTAACAGCCCGGAAGTCTTTCATATAGTCTTCACGCGCCGATGGAACTTGTGCCAATTGCTCTTTGAATTGTGGTGCAAGTCCCGGCTCTTTTTGACGGCGGAATCGCTCGCCAACCGTAGCCATGGCAGCGCGTTCTTCCGGCGTTACGTCTTCTTTACCGGCTGCATAACGGCGTCCCCATGCCTCAAGGTGGCTTGGCAATCCCATAAGTGCCGTGCCAATGGCTTGACGACCAAATGTTTCAACAGCCTGCGGGAAAGACGGCTCCCCAGCTGTTTCTACATCTTTTTGATACGCCTTTGTACCAGCACCCATAGCAACTACTGGCGGTTTCATACCTTCAGCTCTGCCGGGACCGCCACTGGGGGCAGCCGATTCAAATACAGACGCTGCCGGTGCCTGTTGTACAGGACGGTCTTTTGGGGCTTCTTGGGGCGTTGCGCTTTCCCAAAGCTCTTCAGGTGTCGGCATTACTGACGCCCCTTCTTGAAGTAATAGTATTCAGCCTTGTTGGTTTCAGGATCAATGCGGCGAACGATGCCAATGTTTCCCATATACCTGACTTCACCGACAGTCTCTGGATCAACGCTTTTTGGAATGAACTTGTATCGACGCATGGCCTCCCTTTCCTCACTCTGGCTCATGCCGCGTGAGAATGGGATTTCAGAGTATGCCGCCGCCTTGAACGGCACGACATCAGTCTTTCCTTCATACTCATAGTTGAAGCCAACGGGATCGCGGGACTTGCTGCCCATGAAGGCACGGTCACGGGAATGCACAAAGTCCATTTCACCAATCGTGCCACCAATGATGGAGAACAAGGCAGCCGGATCGCGTGACGGCTCTGGCACGGTCAGATTAGCTTCACGCAAGCTTGTAGCGGGTGCCCTAACCATGGAGCTATCAGCCACCTTCTTAAAGGCGGCTTCATACGCAAGCTTGATAGCCTTATCAAAGCTTCCAGTATCCCAGCCCTCTGGCAAAACACCTTCCAAGCCAAACCCTTTGGCCCAGCTTTGCAACTCTGCTTTCCACGGGGCAGTGCGGTTTGCCATAAATTTGGAGAACAGATCAGCCAATTCAACAAACGACTGACGAGTTGTCTGGTACTGTTGCTGACGCTTCATCACTTCAGCGCGATAGTCTTTCAACTCCATCGACTTCATCTTGAGGTCTTCTTGATTGATCTCAAGCTGTTTTGCGATGCCAAGCTGATATTTCTCACCGATGCGCTTGTCCAATTCAGCCGCCGCTGTTGTCAATCGTGCCAACTCCGCTTCAGAGCCGGGAACTTCAGACCTACGCACTTCTTCAATGCGGTTTCTAACGGTCGTCAGCTCACGCTCAAGAGGACGCGGATCGTTAGTTCCGGTCAACCCAGCCGCAACATAGGCGCTATCGCCACCTTCTTTAATGCGGTTGATGAGCTGAGCCGGTCCCATTTCCAGCACATCTTGCGGTTTGTCAGTTCCAACGACAGACACGATCTGCTGTTGTTTCTGTTGAGTTTGATCAGGGGCAGCCGTTGTTGTCGCAGGCGCACCAGCCGTTGTCGCAGGGGTTTCCGCAGTCGTTGCCGGTGTTTGAGTAGTAGCTGATGGCTGCGCTTCTTGCGGCTGACGCTGCGCCTCAACGGGTGTCAAAGGACGAGTTGGTGCACGCGGCACACCAAGATAAGACGGCGGAATGCCAAGGTCTCGTGCCATGCCACGCTTGCCATCGTTTACCTGCTCTGGGGTAAACCATGATTGTGACTTTTTATCCCAGAACCCGCGCTTACCGGCATTAGCACCGTAAGTTGCCGGATCACTTGGGATTTTACCTTCCACAAACCGCTCATCAAACATAGCTCGCAAATCGCGGGCCAGTTCCATCTGCTGCTTCTTCTCAGCTTGATAAGCAGACACGCCGCCCACCAAACCTTCACCAATTGCCGCGCCAAGGAACGGCGAGCGGGATGAAAGCATAGAGCCAAGGAAACCAAGAGCCGGAACCCAGAAGCTGGATTCAGTAGGAATGCCCTTTGGCAGCACTTCACCAGCAACATCCCCAAGAGAAGCCTGACGAGCGGGAACACCTGAATAAGTTTCCGGCAGCGACAGCCCATACCCCGGACGGCGTGCAGAACCAGAAGGAGGTGCTGCCATTTCTGGCACAGCCAATCCAGCTTCTTTGGCAAGAGTTTGAACACGATTAGACCAACCGCGCCCATACTTGCCATACGTTTCAGGGTCACGCGCAATCAGGTCATTGTAATGCTGTTGGCGCAGGGCAAGCAGCTTTTCAGGATCACCTTCTGCCTGCTTCAGCAACTGTTGGGTGCGACCCACACCAAGATTGACAGCCGTGTCAAAGGCAACCTGTGCCATGCGCGGCTCCATCTTGTCCGCGCCAATCGGGTCCCAATAACGGGTCTTGTAGATGTTGGCAGTGTACTCAGGGTCTTTGGCAACGCGGTCCAAATCCACATCTGGATTTGCACGGCTGCTAATGCCCTTCATTGTCGGGCCACCCGTATCAACGGTGTAGCCACCTTCAAATTGCAGAGTACGGCGCAGAGCATCATTAAAGTTGCCACGTGGCGCTTCTTCACGCACCGCCAGACCACGTTCTTGTTGTGGCGCAGGCTCTTCACGGCGCTCAACAGGACGCTCAAACAGGCTTACTGGCGCGGTGTCAGTGCCGACTTCTTCGCCAGCTTGATGATGTTCACGCGGGACTAAGCCACCATAGGCATACGGATTGATTGCACCACCATGGGCGACAAAAAATGGCAATCCCGCCAAAAAGCTCCCCGCGCCGGATGCCATAGAATAAAGACCCTTACCTAGACCATAAAGACCAGCAACGTCTTTGGCAGCTCCAAGAATGCCACTAGCGCCGCTTTGACCACCACCGCCGGGGCCACCCTTGGCAACCGCCAAGTCATTGGACCGTTTGCCAGATTCCAACACGCCTTCAGCAAATCCAGATGAAGGGACACCAGCGGGGTTAACCTCGCCAGCGGGCATTTGCGTGTCTTCGTCCTCAACGCCGGGAATTACATCGCCGCCATCTTCATAAGCATGACGCGGAACAATCAAGCCGCCGGTCGCAGCGCCTTCAGCTGGCGTATTCCACCAATCTTTGGCTTGCTGGAAGACATTCTTGCCAGAAAGTTTGCCCTGACCACCAAGAAGACCTGATGCGCCCTCCGGGTCATCCTTTGTAGGAGCCGAGCCGACAAGAAGGCCCTTGCCCATCTGATAGGTTTGCTGTGCTTGCTTTCCAATATCCATGGCCTGAGACAAGCCAGCCTTTTGCGACTGAGAAGGCAGACCACCGGCAGTTGCCAGCTTACCCGGACCCTGCACTTTGCCGGGATCAATGTAAGACTGTGAGGCAAAAGGTGCGCCTTTACCAAGCGCCTGATCTTGACCATAAGCGCCAATCGGCTTGCCAATGTTGGCAAGGAGAGCTTTCCAATCATCAGAACTGATCAGACCACTGCCACCACCAACTGCATAGCCGCCACGGGCAAAACCTTCCAAGGCCGAGCCGATATCAACTGCGCCGCCCATGGACTCGCCATAGTTGTAGTAGTCTTCATCCTCATTTACCGGGCCACCAAGATCACGGCCCTTGCGGGTCGCTTTCTCGTAGTCAACCGTCTTGTAAAGATTGCCATCAGCGGCAGGAGCCAGACCAACAGCTTCAGGCTTACGCTTTTCAACGTCTTGCGCCATGAGGCCGATTTGGGTCCGATCATCGCCATTGTACTTAAAGCTATAGATCGGCAATCCGTCATCGGTTTCACCGATACGGTGGGCATCATGCTTGAGGCGCTTATCAGAAAAGAACGGCGCAGGCTGTGTCGTAGTCGTAGTCGATCCCGACAACGCACCAGTACCCATGGCAATGTTGGCAAGAAACTGTGCCACTTGGAACGGATAACCACGCTCCTGAAGGAACTGTTGATAGCGGGCTGTCAAATCAGCCTGCTGGGTCTGCTGTTCAGCCGTACCTGCCGCCAATTGAGCCTGCGCACCCTGCAAGGCAGCCTGCTGTGCACCAGTGCCAAGTCCAGCAATCTGTTGACCTGCCTGCATCCGGCGAGCCAAATCCTGCGCCACAACGCCCTGCTGGCCCATGGCGGTCTGAACAGCCTGACCGTAGCCCTGTTGATAGATAGGTGCCAAAGCCTGAGCCGTGCCCAATGCCTGCTGACGCTGGAGATTGGCACGCTCAAGACCAGAACGCTCACCAAAAGCAGCACCTGAACGGATAGCCTGCGCCTGCTGCTGAGCCAATTCCTGACCCTGCTGCTGCCGCAATGCAGCATAAGTTGGCGCGGCAACCGCTTCAGTATAGGGGCTTTCATAGTAGCCAATTTGACCACGGGTTAGAGGCCCAACATCTTGAGCCCCTGCCAATGTCAATCCTGCACCCATGCCATAGTATGGCTGCGCTGCCTGTGAGGCTGCGCTTGTGGCAGAAATACCGGCCTGTTGTGTCGGAGTTAAGCCCGCAACAAACTGCCCCGGATAAGCTTGGAATGGGGTGGCGGCGACCTGTTCTGCACGGGCATTAACCGCGTTGTACCGGGCAAGTACCTCTGGCGGGATTGATACTGATTGCGTTGAGGTAGATGTCTTGCCACCCATCCCAATTACTCCGCAGCGGCCTGCGCATCAGCCTCAAGGCCAGTGCGGGCATTATAAAGGAAAAACGCGCCAGATGGTTCGCCAAACTGACGCTCGTAGAGCTTGATTTTGCCCTTGGTCCGGTGATTTGAGAGAACGCCAATGATCAAGGGGAGCCCCAATTGGTCCGAGACTAGTTTGGTAAACTCACACAACCTACGCGCTCTGCCCCCCTTAGCTGAACGGTAGTCAGGGTGGATGAAAATCGCCTTTTCTTCCACGACCTTATCGTCAGAGTACCACATGGTGCCTAATCTGAGAAGAACAGCACCCTCTAAGATGCCATTTTCACCCTCAATTATGCCAACCAATCCATTTTCCAGATTTAACGCCGTCCATATTTCAGCCAACAGCTTTTCAGGATTAGGATTTACAAACCCATTTTCCTCACAAGCAGCTAAGGCCAAGTCCATCATGGGATGGACATCTTCTGGCGTTCCGGCCCGTACTCCTAAATCGTTCTTGAACATGGACTTCCCCTCTTAGTCCTTCTTGGGTCCGGGGAGCTTTTGCAGGGTCTTCACGGTCTTGGCCCGCATTTTTTTGACAAATGCGTCCAATTCCTTGTGACCATGATCCATATCCCCATCCCCCATGGCAGTTACCACTTCCGGCGGAATGACATATTCCCCGCCAGCGGCAACAATCGGCACCAGTTCACCGGCAAAGCCGCCAGCTGCATAAGCCTGCGGGATGCCGCCGTACTGTTTAGTGATATCATTGAAAATCTTGAACCCCGCCATGGTATTGCCCTCACCCATGGCAGAAATGATGTCAGCCGGAATCACATACGAGCCCGATGGCACGTGCATAGGCAAGTGATCAGTGCGGCCTGCCACGGCACTATGAATAGGCCCGACATGAGGCTTGATTCGGGGAGACTGAGGCTTCAGGCTGCCGATTTTACCGGGCTTCATGCCCTGAACGGTCGTCGTAGTCTTTGTCGTTCCCATGCCACCAAACGCCCGGTTGGCGCGGCGAGCTGTTTCTAAAGCAATGGCAATTGCCTGCTTTTGAGGACGGCCAGAGTGAACCAGCTCACTAATGTTGGAGCTAACGGTCTTTTGGGATGAGCCTTTTTTTAGGGGCATGGTTACACCGTCAGGTTGTAGAAGGAGATGGAACCCGTGCCAGAACCAGTCGGGCTGTTGTTCAAACCACGAACACCCAAGGTATAAGTATCACTAGTGCCAAATCCGTTGCCACTGAGTGACGCTGTGTATCCTATTTGGATGTCGAAGTTATATCCCGTTGGCACAATAGCAGTGTCTGTCGCTTGTGCGCTTTGAGCGGAAAATGATGTTTGAATAATATTGTCCACTGTTGCTGTCATAGCAGTCGCTGCCAAATCAACATCAACTTGACCAGAAGAAAGAGCTGCGCCAGCCCACGTTGCTCCAGTCAATGTTGCATTTCGCACAAGGACAATCTCATAGCCAGTCGATCCACTGGCAGTCGGATGAAACAAAATGCCCTGCGGGATTACGATGGCTCCGTAGTAACTTGAATTTACCCTGATTGAAACCAAAGGCGTAAATGTGAGATTTGTATTGTTGGCGATTGTCACGCCGTCATCAGTGCGGCGAGCCGTAAATATCTGCGATGTTTGCTCATATCCACCTTCAGATTGCACAGAAGAACAGATCATCTGAAGCGTAGATGCAGATGCTGTTGCTCCTGTGTTGGTAATTTCAAACCGCAGCGGCAGAATAGCTGTTTGCATATACACGGAAGTGCCAATGTTGGCATTCTGAAACGTATGGCAAACAACAAATTGGCCGTTGATGACGAAGCCGCAGCGGACGTTTCCAACCCCTAGCCATTCAAAATCAAACCAAAGGATTTGAGTCTTTGTTAGATCAAGAGTCACACCTGACGGACCTGTTCCGTTTAACTTGTCGCCGTTCCAATTAGCCTGCGCCACATAACGAGTGCTATCGACTGAGCCGCCAGTGTAGGTGCGGATGACGAACGTGACACCGTTCGGTCCTTGCTCAAGATAAACACCGTTGTAGGCACTATAATACCCGACGCGCTGCGTTAGATTTGTCTTAGCCGCAGCCATAGTGAACGTTTGAAGCGTCAAAAGGCCCTTACCCGGCTGGTATGGGAAGACACGGAATGTCTGAGCCAGAACCGTTGATCCAGATGCCGTAGTAACGGCAAGATCGACAGAAGACTTGTTTGTATTATAGGTCGTCGTCCCGCCTGTTGCAGTGACATAGCTGTACTGCGTATCAGCGGCAAACCGACTTTGGCTGTCAAACAAGGTGTATGGCGATGTCACGCGCAGACGACCGAAAGCGTCAACAGTTGATCCGCCAAACTGTGCATAAAACGCATTATTTACTGTCGATCCATAGGGAGGATAAACGGTGATAGTCATCAGCCCGGTCCCCCACCGATCTTGATTGTCACACTAGCAGACGAGGCGTAAGCGGCAACAAACCCGCCAGCCGTTAGAACTTGCTGACCAGTCCACTGCACAGTCGTATTCCCATTGATTGGAGCAGCGTAAAACAAAGCATTGCTGGCTCCGGCAGTTCCGCCCTGTGGCACCAACGAAATATAAAATGTAGCAGGCGTGGCTGATGTATTGCAGATTTCAATGTCTACAATCGCCATCTGTTGGCCTGTTGGAACAGTATAGAGAGTTGAATATGTACCAGTGCCAGCCGCGCCAGAAGCTAACGGCCTGCCTTTCACATACGCATAGAGGCCAGCCATGGAAATGTTGATGCCGTTGATTGCAACAACACCATTTTTCTGGGCTGTAAGGATGTCATCAAGACTTGCAGCCATCAGAACCGTCCATCTGGTTGCAGGCGATACCTGAAGTTTCCAAGACGCCACCATGAACCGATGTCGTTGCTCTCAATCCTGATTGAGACAAGACGGCCACGGAAACGCGGGGTGATGAAGGTTGTAGCCTGTGTCAAAGTGAAGGGGCCATACGCTATCGGCGTGTCACCGGGGTAATCCGTGACATAGAATGTCAGCAGAATATTTGCACCCTGCGAGCCGCCAAAATAGCCCCACTTCATGTCAGGCCATACTTGGTCGATAAACGTCTTCACATCAGCTTCCGACAACACAAAATAGCCAGTCTGGAAGTAGCTATTCATTGCTGTGCCATCAGCATCTGGCGAGGTTTCATGCTGATAAATATATGTGTTCAACCCAGCGCCAATCGGCGGCCCAAGCACTGATTCATTGATCCATGCGGACCGTGCCACGTACGGATTGGCTGTGCTGTTGAAGCCATAATCCCACTGATCAAGGACGATGTTGTACTTCACATAGCCTTCATTCTCGCCACCATTACTGATGGTTGGGAAATACCATGTAATTTCGCCAAAACGACTGTTGGGGGCGATACGGATTTTGTCCAAGTTACTTGTATCAAGGTCTTGGAACACCACATCCCATACAGGACAACGGATTGGCTCAACACCGCCATTTGCAAGCCTAAAGAATTGGCTTTGTCCCATCCAATAGACCACACCCCCGATGGAACTAGCAGCTTTGCGACCGATCAAGCCACACCCAGTACCAAGTTCATTGAACTGATAGACATAGGGTGGCCCCGCATATTGCATGGCCCAAACGCCCAAGTCAGTCCAAATCAAACCCTGTTGCGGGCCTTGAATGCACTGAACGATCCGCGATCCTTTTGGGATGCGATAGCTACCTGCCTGATTAGTAATAGCGGCAATCCATTGAGTGTAGTCGTTAACATCACACCAGCGGATCAAAAGAGGGTCTTTGATACCAGTGAACGTTGATCCCCATGCGATGATCTGGCGCTGTGGCATAGCTACAAACATGCCATCATTAACTGGCGGAGCATTTGCGATCACAAGCGCAACAGGGTCGCCGTTAGTAGGATTCCACGTGTAGATAGCGCCATTCAACGGGCACGCAACCAGCGTTTCACCCCAATTGTCCAGTGTCCAATCTGAGGCATTGATCGGCGTTCCTGTTCCTGTAACGGGAGGGATACCCGTGCCATATGCGCCGCCACCATACGGACCCACGCCAAACCCTGTACCCCCGGCAAGAGGTCCAATCCCGTTGTAATACAGGAATCTAACATCACCGGCGTTTTCAAACGCATTTGCGGTAGATGATGCTGACGTTGATGCTGAAATAACAAATACGCTGGACGAGGTAACACTAACGACACGGTAATTGCCATATAACGTGACACCGCCAACAGACGTAGCAACCAAAATTGGGAATGTGTCTCCAATAGACAGGCCGTGATTTGCCAATGTCACATCTACAAAATCACTGCCATTTGTGGTGTCAAATTCTGCCACAGCGCCGCCATTTGCGACCGTTGCTGTAGCGTAGGCCGGTTCGCCAAAAATATCTTTGGCGTAGATGGTGTATGTATTGGCTGAACCGCCGGGATTGCTGATTGGATATAATCCAAACAAAACAAGTCCGCCCACGCTTACTTGTGTTTGAATGTATACCACATCGTAACTGTCTGCATTGCGGCCTGTGTCGGTGACAAGCACCGCACTGCTACCCGCCGTGGTAGTAAAATCAACTGTGACGTTTACGGTCGTCGTTTGCGGCGTGATATCATTAACCGTGTTTGATTGAATGATCTCTAGCGCACCTCCGCCACCCGCCGGGACACCTTCAGCACCTACTGCCAAATAGGAGTTGGCATTAGTATCTTCCCAAGCCCAAAGACAGCGGACGATAGAGCCAATTTGGCTTGAGAAATACTTCGTCCAGCCTCCAAGCTTCTGAACCAAGCCACCAATAGTCCGGTCAGGAATAAACCTAACCAGCTGGCTTTCAGAAATAGCTGCTTCGTTCAAAGCAGGCGTTTTATTTTGATCAACGCCGGGAAGAAGCTTGAGGCTCTGATGCGGCATTGATTACCTCGTCGGCGTGGCAACGACAGACGGCGACTGCGACGACCAAGCCGCAGCTTCGAACTTCTTGCGGTTTTCTTCCATCATGGCCGACTTCAGAAGCGCCTGATACTGGCTCTCATACGTCACAGCCATTTGCGGATCATCATTGGCGCGGCCAAAGTTGCGCTGATAGGCGCTGATGTAGATCATAGATGCCATGATGAAAAGGTCAGGCATATACAAACTGATGAAAGTCGTAGTGTTCGTCGCAGATAAACTATCAGGACGATAAGTTCCCACGATTTCGCAAGTGTAGCTCTGATCCGGGTATGGACCTACCAAGAAGGTATAGTCATCAAACGGACAGAAATACTTTGGAACGCCCCGATTGGCTACTGCCCCCGACCCATACACCGCATCAAGAAATTCTTTAGTCGTTGGCAGGAGTGGAGTGCGTGTTGCCAAATCAGGGTTAGACGATCCGACAAGGACATTGATTTGCTCCGGTACAACAAATGTGCCTGACGGGACGGCAAGCTGACGGTTGCCGGTAGTCAGCCCATATGCGGTTGTTGCGATTGAAGTGAACAAGAAGTCCAGATCACGGTACATACGATTTTCCGCATAGGTGATCATCTGCGGCAAAATCGTCAAATAAGCCGGGTCCGTCTCAGACACCACTGCCATGGTGGCAATCTGCGTGACATAGCTGTTCGTGCCAGCTACCGATCCGTCATATGACAGCCCTGTCGTCATGGGGAAGCTCCGTTACCCCCTTGTTTTACCACCTTTAAGCGTTCTTTGCCATCTCAGCAGCTTTTTCTTCAACCTCTGCCACGCGGCGTCCCCAGCCCTTGCCAAAGGTATCCCAAGTTGGCAGAGCTTTTAAGAACTCAAGGCGCATACCGCACATGGCATCAACCATCTCATCAGGCGGACAATCCTTGATAGCAGCCAATGATTTAGGGCCGATAATGCCATCAGAGGGTACGCCAGCAATTGACTGGAGATACTTGGCAGCCCGTCCGACCCCGCTATTTACAGCAAGATCATAAGCAGCATAGTCCACACCAGAAGGCAGATCGTCAGCCTTAATGCGATCCCAATAACGGGATTTGTAGAACGGCTTGACGATCTCCGGGGTAAGACCGCGCATGGTCGCTTCGTCCACTTCATGGCCGACATACTCCTCCCATGCCCGCTTGGTCACGCCGAGGTTCGTCATGCCGCCGGGGTCTTTTGGATGATTTACAAAGCCCCCCTCATGCTTCAGGACCATTTCAAAACATTTGTCCCAATTCTCTTTTGCCATGTCACTTATCCTTTGTGGCAAGGAGGTTGTTCTTCTCCTTAGACCCGGCGCTGGAGCCGTAATAGAAGTTGATTACGCCCGTCCAAGCCGTGCCAAGGGCACCGAGCATCATCAGGAGGGCTTCTGTCCCGGTCTGGGGCATCCCTTTCATCAGCATCCATACTAGAATGCCAAAGAATCCGACCGTGATGAGAAGGGCCAGCATACGAGGGACCCAGTCTTGGGTAGCTGTCTGCATCTTTCTGGCGCTGTCACGATCATTTGCCGCGATCCGCTCAAGATCAATGTCTAGTTCTTTCATCCGAATCTTAAATTCGGCGTCAATTTGCTTGAGCTGGGCTAATGTCTCTGGCGAGGCATTTTCCAGTGCCGCCTTCACATCGTCTTCAGTGCCGGTTTCATGGCCCAAAAGCACATTGGAAAGGGTCTTAACCGCCATCCCCGCCAGAGGACCGCCAAGGGCAGTGGCAAGTGTAGGAGCTACCTGACCCAGCAGCGGGCCGAATGCTTTAAGAAGGTCCATCACTTAGCCTCCACTCTGAATGTCAGGTTTTTATGGTCTGGATAGGAAATGATGACATTCCCCTCCGGGCATTTATAACTGATCCGTGCTAGAAGTTTAGCCTCCCCGGCAGCAACCTTTTCAGGCGATTCAATCGTCATTGTGTAGCCAAGCTTATCCACGTTGTGACTGGCTGGCCCGGAAAACTTGACCACAGAAGGCGTTGCACGGTGAACAATATAGTTGGCATCCCTGACCTCTAAGGTGAAGTCTTCAACTAAACAGTCGTCTCTGATTTTCTGTCGAGCTACGATCACCCGGAAAGGCTCATGCGCTGGACCATTTGATATTTGAAAATGTTCCGCATCCCACTTCAGGATGTCTTTCTTCATCCACCCGAACTTATCGACCAACGCATAGCCACCGCCAACCGCACTCATTACGGCGGTTACAACAGCTATAGGTTTGGTGATGTTGTCATAGTCCATTCTTGTCAGCCTTGCGCTTTTCTAGGCTGTCCACCTTATCAAAAATCTGACGGCAGATGTCTTTTAACTCCTTAATGCCTTCTTGGAACTCGTCCCGGCGGATATAATTGCTGGGCAAATCAACCTCCAGCTTATGGATGTCGTTCCTAAGCTCTTTGACAGCTCCCCAAATTTCACGGGCGAACCACCCACCACCAGCCAATATGATGCCAAAAGCCGCATTGATGAGTGTCTGCCCGTCCATGTCACGCCGCCTGTTTGTTTCTGCCCCTGATGGCATCTTCAATGAGGACCAGATTCGACCAAAGCCGCTGATCCTCCGGCGTCTTTTCAATAGCCAGTTCAGCTTGCTCTTTGGCTTTATCCAGCAGCCCCAGATAATAAGCTGAAATTGCCGCTAAGTCATGTGGCTGATGACCCCAAACTGCCGGGTCACAGGTATAGACGGCAGCCCGGTCTGTAATTTTCAAGGCTCTGGTCGCAAAGGCAAAACATTCTTCCCAGCGATGCTGCCGATACATAAGCATGGCAAGCTCACACCACGGCTCACGGGTGTTGGGAGCCTCGCCAGCGGCCATATGGAATGCCTTCTCAGCCTGCCGAGTATTGCCAAGTTCTGAGTAGCACCGGCCCATGACGCGGTAGGCATAGCACCGTTCGTTCTCCCAAGTGGCTCCGGGCAGGGCTAGATACCGATTGCAGGCGTCGATGCTCTCCTGCCACCGAGCGTGAAACGACAGCTCACGGGCAAAGTAGAAAGCATTGCGCGGGCAATCCGGGTCTTCTTTCACAGACAGCTCAAGAAGGTCCATGTACTGCCCACGGCTCTTGGTCGGGTCAGGCTTATGGACGGCTAACAGCATTTCTGTCTGGGCGTAACTTTCGACGATACGCCCATCTGGCCGGGGATACTCATGGCATGGGTGATGCCACATATAGCCATGGCGGGCATGAATCTTTTCATAATAGAACTGAATGCCGCAGCCCCAATCAAACATGTAGCGTAGCCGGGTGGTCTTGCCCTTCGTCCATACACGCTCAATCTCTTCTCGCCATCCGGGCTGAAGCAGCTCATCAATGTCCAAGCTCACGCAGACATCAAAGTCACGCGGGATGAGGGCTAAAGCGGCATTACGAGCCAGATCAAACCGCCATGGAGTGATGCAGATATGATGAACGGTAGCACCATGTTTGACAGCTTCTTCAGGCAGGCCATCGTCGGACCCCGTGTCAGCAATAAGGATCAGGTCTGCATCCTTGGCGGATTCACAGAACCGCTGAACAAAGTGTGCCTCATTTTTACTGATTGCGTAAACGCAAATCTTTAGCCGTTCACTCATGGTTCCCCCTTAGAAGCCTTGTAGCTTCTGAACAGTCGCATCAGATGCCGACATGATTTGCCGGATGATCTGATGACATTCTTCCCAATCTATTGGCGATACTTGAACGCCAAATTTAGCAACTTCAGCTCTGTATTCAGCATCGCCAAAGACCGACCAGAATGCAGTTCTTAGCTCTGCAAGTCTCTTAGGATCAGTACCGGGAGGTGCCACAAAAGGACGAGCCAAGATCGTGTAAGCTTCAAATAGCCGCAAAACAGATAGGTCTGCGTTTTGATCGGCCAGCTCCTCAAGCGTTGGCACATCCGGCATAGACGAGTGACGATTGCGACCGTTGCCAAACTGAAGGATGGGCCTAACATTAGGGTCCTTCAGCCAATCAGGTGCCGCAAACCGAATGCCATCCAAGCTGCGGACTACTGCCGTAACCTCGCCACGATCAAACGCCAGCTTCACATCTGGTGCGTCCTTGTAGCCTGTCACTTCGTCAAATTCCCATCCTGTCAGGCGTTTTATGATGCGGAACTGATTGATTTCCACGCTGGCATCAGAGCCACCAATGAGCTTCTGACGATCCTGCCGCACCATCATTACAAATGGTTCACGCCGACCATCAAGCGCCGAGCCAAGCCATTCAAGCTTGCTGATGTCGTATTTGGCATCCTTGCTTTTGAATAAACCAGACAGTATGGCACGGGAATGAGCCGTTGAGATTTCTGACCCATCCTTCTTTGCTACGTTGGCTATGTAGTTAAGAGCAACCGCGCCAGACGCACCCGGCATGGGCTGAAGTATGATCTTCGTATCAGGCAGATACTTGCCAAGATGCTTGGCTAGTATGTTGGCATGAATGTAATGCCCACCCGTTGCCGTGTGGACTATAATTTTGAGTTCTGTCGCTGACGCTGCGCCAATCATGGCAAACAGCGCCACCCCCCATGCGACAAGTCTCATAGTTACTCCGGTACTTTGTAGGATGTTGCCCAAGTTGGCATCGGCCAATCCTGATCTGTTTCAGGAACATAATCAGGGATTTCTTCGGCAATCCAAACCTTTTGACTGCGCCACATACCATTTGGCAGTTCATTCTTTGACACAGTGTAGGCAAAGAATTGCTCTGGGGTCATGCCAGAAGCCAATTTATCCTTGGCAAGCTGGTGCATACGACACTTGTAGCATAGGCCGCAGGGTTCTTGAAATGCGGCGGACTCGCAAGAAAGGTTGATGTCAACCAACTCTTGCGGCAGCTCTGCATAAGCATTTGCGATGGTGTAGTTCATGTCCTGCAATGGCAGGGCATATTCTCCACGGGTAGCGTATTTCTTAAACGCATCCATAGAAAGAGATGAAGCCGTTGCTGGCTGCTGCGTGGTATGCGCTTTTGCGCTAAAGCCATCATTATCGCGGCAGTGACCAGAAACAAACCGATCAGCCAAGCCAGCATTGATGCGATCAACTGCCCACTTGACCCGCAAAACAGCAGCGTGATTGCTGCCTGTATCTGACCGAACAATCTTTGACATGTCATACGGCACAACAGCCATATCAAACGGTCGTGTTTTTGACTGAATAGTAGCAGCCAAACTTTGCATTTTAAGAGCAAGAGCTTCAGACAATCCATAATTTGTGAACGCTTGTAGCTTATGTTTGGCTTTAATTGCCTCAACAATTGGCGGAGTTATAAAATAAACCGCAGTTATCTCATTTGGAGTTTCAATCAGCTCCTTCCACAGCATATAGATGCTGTCCAAGCCGCCGGAAAAAGCAACAATAGATTTCATTGTCGATTACTCCACAGGAGGTTCTGGCGGGGGGTCCCACTCATGGGTCACGGGGTTGTAAATCCAATTTGGAGCTGGTGGAGGATAAGCAAATACATCATATTCAGGCAAATAAACGCCACCTACAGGGGCATAAATATATCTGAAGTTTCCATGATAACTTGTTTGAAGCCAAATAGTATTTGGCCCATAAAGCTGATGACAATATGAAATACCTACAGGCTCACTCTCTGGGAATGGCAAATCGTCAATGGTCTGATTGTTGATGACAATCACGGCCAAGATATTGTTGTTTTCATCAAGTTGAGCAAAGTGTGCCATGTCTCACCTTAGTTGAACTTGATGGTGCCACTACCAGTAAACTTATAAACGTGTTTACCGCCAGTGTCCGTGTATGTAGGCGATCCAGTGGTAGTCGCCAAGGGATTGCTATTGGCATAGCTGAAAATAACAACACCAGAACCACCGGGAGACGCAGCCGGATTTGAGCCAGAACCACCACCACCACCCCCACCAGTGTTTACGCCGCCTGCCGTTGAATTAGCCAGATTTGATCCAGCCGCATTACCGCCACCACCAGTACCACCTGTGCCGCCGACAGTAAGATTGTTACCACTTGCGCCGATACTTCCGCCGCCTCCGGCATAGGTAACAGATGATCCCGAAATTGATGAAGCTGTGCCATTGCCACCATTGCCACCAGCATTAGCAGAATTAGTAGAAGCACCAACAGCGCCAGCACCGCCGCCACCGCCGCCCGCAAAAGCAATAACATTTTTGCTGGAATTGTTATATCCAGAACCGCCCGCACTTCCTTGTCCATCAATACCGGGATACCTATAAACATTAGAATTGCCAGACACATTACCGGGACCTGACCCGCCATATCTGGGTTTTTCAGCAGCAGCTAATGCGCCTCCTCCAACGGAAAAAATGTTGATGCCAAAACTGTCAGACCCTTGTGCCTCAACAGCACCGCCAGCGCCAACAGTAACAATATAAGTAGCCCCGATTACTGCGTTTACTGTTGATGTCCTAAACCCACCAGCGCCGCCACCGCAGATATTTGCGCCGCCACCACCAGCAACAACAAGTTGATCAACGGATACAGTAGATGTTTGGGGAAAGGTTGTCAGGATTCCGCCTGATGTAAATGTATGGATCGTATTGCCGCCAGATGATGTGACAGTTCCGCCATATAGAACTTGGCTACCGGCATAACTGACAACCACAATACCAGCAGAACCATTACCACCATCACCATAAGCAGTATTTGGGCCTCTGGTTGCACCACCACCGCCGCCAGAACCATATCCGGTAGCATCTGATCCTTTGATGTTTGCGTCGGTGTTACCCCAACCACCAGCGCCACCTCCACCACTGCCACCTCCGGATGCGGACGGAGCTGTTTGATTATACTGACCAACACCAGCTCCACCACCGCCAGCATAAGTTACAGATGACCCCGAAATTGATGAAGCAGTTCCATTGCCGCCTGATTGAACAATCGTGTTTGTTGTTACTGCTGAACCGCCAGCACTAGCTCCCCCACCGCCGCCGCCAGAAAAATATAAGTTGGTAGTATATCCACCACCCCCAGAAGTTCCTTGACCAGTCGTGCCTGCTCCAGCATTCCCAGAATTGACATTTGCACCACCGCCAGAGCCGCCACCTGATGCAGCTCTTTTACCACTACCAGCTCCACCAATACCCCCGCCAATAGACTGAATGGTTCCAAGCCAAGAATCGCCTCCGGGGCTTCCTTTTGGGTTTGTCTCAGTATTTGTGGAGTTCATTCCACGGCCAAGGTAGCCAACATAAACAGCAACAGTATCGTTGTTGTTGAATGTATAATTACCTGTGCGATAACCGCCTGCGCCGCCACCACCGCAACCACCACCACCAATTTTAGCAGAACCGCCACCACCGCCGCCAGCCACAACAAGATAGCTTGCAGTAAGCGGGAACGCGCTAAAGCCCGGACCACCAAGAAGCATGTTGTAGATAGACATCAGGTAATACCCCCACCTGTGCAGACAAAGGTGTTAGCTGCCACGCACAAGATAGTTGCGACACCACGTTGAGCAAGTGTTCTGTTGCCAGTTGTTGCCGTGCCAACAAGATACATCGTCACAGATGTAGCCTGCGTTATAGTTTGGTTGGCAGCACTATTGTTGTAGATGCTGATTACATCACCAGATGAGAACACGCCGTTTGGCACTGTCACGCCACCAGTCGTGATATTGATGTACTTACCAACATCCCCGCCAGTCAAAATATAAGCCGCCGTCTGCGCATTTGGCGGGGTGTTGTAAGCAACAGCGCCAGTCGGCCCCGTGGGGCCAGTTGGGCCAGTTGGACCGGTTGCACCAGCTGCACCCGCAGTTCCGGTAGGACCTGTAGGGCCTGTAGGGCCTGTGGGGCCTGTGGGGCCATCAATACCCTGAATGCCCTGTGGGCCGGTGGGACCAGTAGGCCCGGTCGGCCCCGGCACGGTAGAAGCATCACCTTGAGGACCTGTCGGGCCTGTAGGACCAGTGGGACCCTGCGATCCAGTTGGCCCTGTAACGCCGTTTACCAAAGCCAAGAACAAAGCAGCAGTATTGGAAAATCCTGATGTACCCGCACCCGCAGACGATACAAGCGTGACTGGATATGACCAGTAAGCCGTAGAAGTACCGGGATTGGTAACGGTCGGAGTTCCGCTAATCTGCCAAACTTGGTTGTCGCCACTAGAAGTTTGACTCTGAATTACAATCTGTTCAGTCTGTGTCAGCAGCGCCAAGAAAATATCGACATCAATATTATTGTCAGTCAGATGACTGACAGAAATACTGGTGGCGCTTGTCTGTGTGGAATTATTCCAAATGATGTCTCCATCACCCGGATATCCGCTGGTAGCACCTGTATTGGCGCGATACAGGAACAGATTTGATGATGTGCCTTGCGCGCCGGTTGGGCCGGTAGGCCCAGTTGGACCAGTCGGACCTGTCGGACCCGGAACCGTCGATGCGTCACCTTGAGGGCCTGTGGGACCAGTTGGACCAGTAGGTCCCGTTGGACCAATGTCGCCCGTTGGGCCAGTAGGTCCAGTAGGACCTGTTGGACCGGTAGGCCCGGTGGGACCAGTCGGACCAGTTGGCCCAGTGGGGCCTTGGAAGAAAATAGGACCGTTATCAACCCAAGTTGATCCGTTCCAAACCCAGAGATGCTCATCATCTAACGTAACGTAAGCATCACCCTGATCACCCGTATATGAAGACGGATAGCCGGGAAGATTGGCAGAATCAGCAACGGTGCCAAGATATTGAATGCCAGAACCCGGCGTTCCTGCTGCACCCTGCGATCCAGTTGGGCCAATATCACCTTGAGGACCCGTTGCACCGGTAGGTCCGGTTGGTCCTGTAGGCCCTGTATTTCCGGTGGGTCCGGTAGGCCCAAAAGTACCAGTGGGTCCGGTAGGCCCCGTTCCGCCTGTGGGTCCCTGCGGCCCCGCTTGACCCGTATCACCCTGCGGTCCTGTCGCGCCTGTGGGTCCAGTC